GAGAAATTATTAAGAGTGTTGTACCTAAGTTTGGAAGGATGGTAAAATTTACTAGTGAACTCTGGCACGGTGCACGTCCACCTTTGAAGGATGCACCTATGAGATACAGTTTGGTTTACCAGACTCATCCACCTGAACCAGAACGATTAAGGGATCTAGCATAATGAGACTAAGTGATCTGCCTCTTGATGATATATTTTCTGAGACTCAGAAGGTATATGATGAGTTCGTTCGAGAAGAAATGCCACCACAGTGCTATGGTTGGAGGTCTTGGAAGATGGAGAAGATAGTAGATAGACTATGCCCAGATTTGAAATACATAGGTGGCAATAAACAAGAGGGTGACTTTATTCATACTGATGGTACTGTATATGAATCTAAGTGTGTGCAGGATGCTTTTAAAGTACATAAGGGATCCATAAAAATACCACCAATAACAATTACAAATTTTAGGGGGTGGTCATATGAGAAAGAATTTGCTAATATGGTTTTGCTTGTTTGGGATATTCCACGTAGGTGTGTTGGTATGTTTCCTCCTGATGCTGTTCAGAGACACCTTAAACGTACTGATTCTACCACTTCAACACAATTAACTATCGAAGAAGCAATAGATTATGTTTCTTTGAATGATCTTTTTTCATTATGAAATCATTGAAGACACCACTAAGATATCCTGGAGGTAAGTCTAGGGCAGCGAAGTATCTTATTGGTCAGTTTCCTACAGACATCAAGCAGTATCGTGAACCTTTCTTAGGTGGTGGTTCTGTTGCAATAGAATTTACAAAACAAAACCCAGACATACCTGTGTGGGTCAATGATAAGTATAAACCATTATATGCTTTTTGGTTAGCACTAAGAGATGATAGTGAATACCTTTCTAATAAACTCACACAACTAAAACAAAAACATCCAGATCCAGATTCTGCTAGAAAATTGTTTTTGGATGCTAAGGAGAAAGTAAAGGAAGATGATATCGCATACAAAGATAAAGCAGCATACTTCTATGTTCTTAACAAGTGTTCCTTCTCAGGACTAGGAGAGAACTCATCGTTCTCACCACAAGCATCTGATTCAAACTTTTCACAGAGAGGTATCGATAAACTACCAGGTTACGGTGAGATCATTAAGAACTGGAAGATAACAAACTTAGACTATACTGAGATTCTTAAGGACACTGAGGATGCCTTTGTTTTTATGGATCCACCATATGATATCAAGTCATTCCTCTATGGAGAGAAGGGTGGTACAATGCATAGGAACTTCACACACGATACCTTTGCATTAGATTGTTCTACGTCTGGTAAGAAGTGGATGATCACATATAATTCTAGTGATGCTATAAAAAAATTATTTGAAAGTTATAATTTGACAGAGTGGGATCTGACCTATACTATGAGATCAACAGGTTCTTATAATCTAGACCAGTCCAAACGTAAGGAATTGCTCATAACAAATTATACTAATGCCACCCTACTAGATCTTTTCAATGTACAAACTATCTGATTATTTAAACAGCATCAACTGGAGTAAGGAAGATCTCCAAGAGCGTGATGGTGACTGGATGAAAAACTATCCACCTTACATTGTTAACAAGTGTTTAGACGGTTTCATTGATTCAGTTTTGTATGCAAATGAGATGAATATAATGCATCATTTGGGTAAGGATATGCAATATTCTTTTTATCTAAATAGTCTCAGAAAGAAGCGTCGTTACTCACCCTGGCTAAAGAAGGACAAGGCTGAAGACCTTGATGTAATCAAACAGTATTATGGTTACAATAATGATAAAGCACAGGATGCCTTGCGAATTCTAACTAAAGATCAGATCGAATTGATCAAATCAAAACTGAATACTGGAGGAGTGAGATGAGTGAAGAGCAAGAGGTTTCTTGGTCTGTGGATATGATGGTTGAGGTTTCCTTAAGGCAACCTGATGACTTCCTTAAAGTCAGAGAGACGCTTACAAGGATAGGTGTAGCTTCTCGTAAAGAGAAGAAGTTATTCCAGTCCTGCCATATCCTTCACAAGAAGGGCAAGTATTACATAGTTCATTTCAAAGAATTGTTTGCGTTAGATGGTAAGCACGCTAACCTAACATCTAATGACATTGAACGACGCAACAGAATTACAAAACTTCTATCAGATTGGGGACTAGTAGATATAGTTCACGATGATCTGTTGGGAGAATTAGCACCATTAAATCAGATCAAAGTTATTTCTTACAAAGATAAGAGTGAATGGACACTTGAGTCCAAATATAACATCGGTAAGAAGAAGCAACCGTCTGAAGAATAGGCTATATAGTAGAGCCTTAAAAAACTGAATATGCCAGAAGAAGAAGTTAAAGCTGACAAACCTAAAGGTCCGCTTGGTAAACTTAAAGCTGCCTTATTACCAGATCAGGATGAGCAAGCAGCAATCTTTAGTACATTTGTACGACTTGGAGTTCTTGTGTGGTCGGGCGGGATCTTGACCCTTAATTATGTTGCTATCCCAGGTATTCCTCAACAAAAAATAGATCCAACTTTTATAGCTTCAGTTTTTACGGGAGTTTTAGCTAGCTTCGGAATTCAGACAGCTAGTAAGAAAGGTGATGGTACTATGAAGATGCAGAATGGTAATGGTGGTGGACCTGGTGGTTCTGGTGGACCTGTTCAAACTTTAAGAATCGAACAAGCACCATTAAAGATCATTGCTGTTGATCCTAGCAAGAAAGAAGACAAAAATTACACACTTTAGATTATGAATAAATGGATTGGTATTTCCCTAGGAGCAGTCCTAGGGTTGAGTCACATCGGTATGATTGGTATGTTAGCCACTCGTACTAGTCTTCCTAAGCTCAATCTTCCTGTTGGTGAGTTTACTTCTTACCAAATTAAGGCAGGGAAGGATGGGTATTGGATTGATTATCGTGCCAATGATCCCAAGGTGATGCGTGTGGAAAGGGATGTTAAGAAGAAGGCTGGGTTTCTGGGACTGGGTAACAACACGTACGAAGGATTTGAAGAGTATACTGTCTCAGGAAAGCGTCACATCGGTGGTGGTGCATCCTCATCAGCAGGAGCAACAACTGGAAAAAAGTCTATCGCCTGTATCAAGGCGGTCGGTGGAGGAGAACAGTCAGGTAGACTCGTCGGTGCATCCGTTGGGGCTGCTGTCTCTCCTAGTCTTGCCACTGTTCCTTTCGTTGGTTGGGTGCTCGCTGGTGCTGCTACGATGATGGGTATGGATGCTGGTTCAGACATAGGTGGATCTATGGTTGAAGATCTAAATAGTGAGTGCCAGGAACCCGATGATGCAATTTAACGAACAAGACCTTCATTATATGAGAGATGCCTGTTTACAAATGCAACAAAAAGCAGGATCATCGTTTATAATGCGAGAGTATGATACAATCATACACAAGCTTGATAACTACAGAGCAAATTATGAATGCCCAGATTGTGACAGGTGCGAGTTACATCGATAATATAGAAGCAGGTGATGCTTTTGTAGAGAAACTTAAAGAGAAAGCACCTGGTATAGGTGGGTTCAATGCAATGTATCCTGTACCTGAAGGGTATGATAAACCTGTACTAGTATCTGGTACGGATGGTGTAGGAACTAAAATTAATATTTGCAGAGTTGCTAATGACTATACTACTATTGGTATTGATCTCGTTGCTATGTGTGTCAACGATGTCATCTGTTGTGGTGCAGATCCATTATACTTCTTAGATTATATTGCTTGTGAAAAGATAGATCATAGATTAGATCCAATAATGGAAGGTATTCTTAGAGGATGTGATATAGCAGGAATAGAATTAGTTGGTGGAGAGACTGCTGAACACGGTAGATTTGGTAAAGATTATGACCTTGCAGGATTTTGTACTGGTGTAGTAGAAGCTAATGATATAGTTGTAGGTCAATTAATCCAGAAGGGTGATAAGATTATTGGTTTACCTAGCAGTGGATTGCATAGTAATGGGTACACTTTGATCAATGATATGTTGTGGAGACATAAGATATACTGGAAAGATACTCCTGAGTTACTCACACCTACTACAATATATGCACAGAAGATCAAGGAGATAAGAGAAGAGATTCCTGTCCTTGGTATGGCACATATAACTGGTGGTGGTATACCTGGTAATCTTCCACGTTGTATACCAGAGCATTTAACAGCACACGTTGACTATAACTCTTGGAAATTACCAGATATCTTTAGCAAGATACAACTTGCTGGTGAGTTCACAGAGGAGGAGATGAAGAGAGTATTCAATCTTGGTATTGGATTCTGTTTAGTTGTTCCACAAGAGGTTAATGACCTCGACGATAATCTTATTGGAGTAATACAATGAAGAAAATTACTGTCACTTACAAGATCAGACAGGATGGTATAGTAGAAGAGAAGGTCGATGGAGTAGTAGGAGGTGAGTGTGAGAGGGTCACTGAGAGCATAGAAAACAAACTTGGAGATCTTACACGTCGCCTACATACTTCTGAGGCGTATCTTACAGAACAAACGAACGTAACCGATGTCACACTTCAGCACAATCAAGACTAAGTTAAAGGATCGTAAGGCATTACTTCAAGCATTGATGCTAATGGGTCACCCTGTAATGGTTGATGAGAAATTAGTAAACCCATCAGATCATCATCACGAAGAGGTGGATGTACATATTGCTATAGGAACTGATATTGGATTCAGATGGAATGAAGTAACAAAATCATACGAACTTGTAACAGATCTTCAAACTTGGAACCAACCAGTACCTGTTGAAAGATTCCTTTCACAGGTAGCACAGCAGTATGCCATTGAATCTATAGCAGCATCTGCTAGAGATGAAGAATTTGAGGTCGTTGAACAGAGGGTTGACTCTAAGGACCAGTCTGTTATAATGGTTCTTGAAAAATGGACTACATAGTTATTCAACAAGTTAAAAGTTATGAAACTTCAAAAGATCGTTAATGTACTTGCTGTTGCGTCTTTCGCTATATCTGGTGCCGTTGTTATTGGTGGCGTATCTCTATATGTCAACAGAGATAACATCATTAATAGCATTACTGATAAAGCTCTTGATTCAGTGTTGGGTGGGGCTAACCCATTGGGCGGCGGGGCTGTCCCAGACGTAGCACTACCATCTGCATCACCACAGATGGCTCCTGATGCACCACAAGAACCAGCAGCTGCTGGTGGATTTGGAATACCACAGTAATGGACGTACAAAAGATCGCAACATATACCACCGCTGCTGCTGTTGTAGGCACTGGTGGTATCGTTGGTGGGGGTAACATCATCGACCAACAGTCTGGTGGTCCTCAGAAGAGGGCACAAGCAGAAGCAACTGAACTCAGACAAATAATCCGAGAGGAAGTACGTGCTGCTTTCATAGAAGCGTGGCCTAGTAACACAGGACCAATTAAAGGTGCTGTGAATCCAACAGATTACAAGAACCAAATTCCTAAAACTGCTAAATAAATTCAGTTTGACCAAAAATAATGACAAGTCTGATTGACCCTAAAAAATACACGGATGC